TTTACAAAACACTGAGAACGCCGATGTGCTGATTCTCAGCGGTGACATCTGTGTTGCTAGTGACATTGGCAAACCAGATCGTTACAACATTATGGAAGGTGGGCGTAGCCAACGCTTTGTCGACTTCTTTAAGCGCTGTTCTTTTCAGTTTCCACATGTCGTGTACATAATGGGAAATCACGAACACTATCATGGCGACTTTGCAGATAGTGCCAATAAATTTAAGTCTATGTTTGACGCGTATAACTTGTCTAATGTGTATCTACTTGACAAAGAAGTTAAGACGATCAATGACATAACATTTATTGGTGGAACTCTTTGGACTGATATGAACAAGGAAGATCCCATTACTCTACATGCAATGAAAAGAATGATGAATGACTTCCGTTGTGTAGACAATTCAAATCGCAAAGTTACATATAGAAATTATGTTCCTATTTACGATGAGAATGGTGGCACTAAGAAAGACGATAATGGTATACCTTTAACTCAAGTCGAGTTTAATGAACGCACAGCACGCTTCTCTCCAGAAGATGCAGTAGAAGATCATAAAAAAATGGTTGACTTCATTCGCACCGTTGTTCAAGGAAATCAAGACAAAAAGTTTGTTGTAGCTGGACATCATTGCCCTAGCAAACTTTCTACTCATCCTCGTTATAAAGATGACACTATTATGAATGGTGGTTATTCTTCTGACTTGTCAGAGTTTATTCTTGATCATCCACAAATAAAATTGTGGACTCACGGTCATACGCATGATGTATTTGACTATATGATTGGATCTACTCGCATAGTGTGTAATCCTCGCGGTTACATTAATTACGAAGATCGTGCTGATAAATTTGAATTAAGGTATATTGAAGTATGATAGATTGTATGATTATTGGCGATAGTATCGCAGTAGGTGTATCCATGGTGCGTAAAGAGTGCGTCTCCTACGCAAAAGGAGGATGGAATAGTTGGCAATGGAATAAAGATTATTTGACAAAAGCTGCGTCTCACAAAGCTAAGACAGTAATCATTAGTCTAGGTGCCAATGATCATAAAGGTGTTAAAACTGAAGAAGAACTAAGGAAAATGCGAAAGCAAATTCAAGCTGACCGAGTGTTTTGGATAAGTCCTGGAAAAGAACGTAAACCAATTCCACAAAATGCAATAGAAGTTATTGCTAAGGAATATGGTGATATAATTCTAGCAAGACCTATGTCTCACATGAGTGGTGACGGTGTACATCCAACTATGACTGGTTATAAAATTTTAGCAGGAGAAACTAAATGAAATCATGGATTATTAATGTTGAAAAAGACGAAAATGGCGATTTTATTCTTCCTCTTGGAGATGAAATTTGCAAGGAAGCTGGTTGGGAAATTGGTGACACTCTAGATTGGAAAGATCTAGGTGATGGATCTTGGTCTCTTAGCAAGGTGGAAAAAGTGGAAACAGAATTAGTGATGGTTGAGTGCGTATCTACATTTCGTATGCGTTATGTAGTAGAAGTGCCAAAGGGCAAGAAAGAATGGGCTCTTGATACTGTGGTAATGGAAGAAGCTGAAGAGTTTTCTCAAGAACATCTTGGACAACAAATCGTTTCTCATCGCGTAATGGATAAAGAAGAATACCTTCGAGTCTTTAACGAAGATAATGATTATCTAAAAAGCTGGGATGATGAACTTAAATTGAGTAGATTCATTACTAAAATCGATGAAAATGGAGATATTGTAAAATGACAAAATATACACTTAAGCAAGAATATCCGGGTTACGCTGGAATGCATGGGTCTGCTCCAAAGGAAACTGTAACAATTGAATTTGAAGGCGATATCACTATAACTGAAATGTTAGAGAAGTTTGAAACATTTCTAAAAGGATGTGGTTTCTATTTCGATGGGCATCTTGATTTTGTTGATGAACAATTTCCTGATTGGACTGGACAAGACAAAACTGAAGATTGGTCAGATGAACAAGGATTTGAACACTCTGAATATTATTTTGATACAGAAAGAAATAAACCTGTACGATAATTCATAGTGATGATATAATTATATTATGAAAATATATCTTGACATGGATGGCGTAATCGCCGATTTTACTACTCAATACGAGTCGCTGTTTGGTCAGCGACCTAGTGACATTCAACGACGTCAGAAAGAATTCTGGAAGAACTGGGATATATACGTTACTGGTGGTAACTTTCTAAAGCAACCAAAATTGGCTGGAGCCGATAGATTGCTTCAGCACATTCATGCATTGAATGTTCCAGTTGAGATACTATCTTCATCGGGTGGACAAAAACATCATGAATGTGTTGTTGCTCAGAAAAATGCATGGCTTCGTAATCATGGTATAATGTATAAAGCTAATATAGTTCCAGGTGGATCTAAAAAAGCTGAGTATGCATCTCCGTGGAATATCTTAATTGATGATACTGAGCATGTTGTAGAAAAATATCGTGCTGCAGGCGGAACTGCCATTCTACACCATGATGTAGATGTCACTATTAAAGAACTATCACGTCTTGCATTGGAGTGGAATGGTGGACAATAAAGTACTTGAAACTTCTTCTGAATATCAATATACTATAGATTCTTCTACCTCTTCTACCATTACTATTCCGGCAACATCTTATGCAACCGTAACATCTTCAAATGTGTTGAACGGCTCTAGTAAAAATAATACATTTGAAGATGTACTAAAAAACTTACGCGTAGTAGAATATACTAAGAATGGAAAGATTACACGAGTTGAACTTCAACGATTAGATAATGAAAATGACACTTGGATAAAAATTCCACGTATTAAACTTGAGGAAGAATAATGAATATCTTCTATTTAGATAATGATCCCGAATTGTGTGCTAAAATGCACAACGATAAGCATGTTGTAAAAATGATTCTTGAATATGCTCAATTACTTTCTACTGCTCATCGTGTTCTTGATGGTGTAGAACTTAGCGGTCTTACTGCTTCAAATAGAAAAAAGAAATTCTGGTCATTAGGTGACAGCCGTGATTATACATTGTATAAGGCTACTCACATTAATCATCCTTCAGCGGTTTGGGTAAGAAAGTCAAAAGCAAATTACGTTTGGCTTACTAAACTTCTTGACGAGTGTTGCAAGGAATACACTTATCGTTATGGTAAAGTGCATAAGGTTGAACGCGATTTGTTGCTCGACACTCTATCGATAATTAAACCTAATAATATTCCCGATGGCGAATTCACCGAGCCTACTCCTGCAATGCCGGAAGATTACAAAGTTCCAGGCGATTCAATTACATCTTATCGCAATTATTATCTAAACGATAAAGTAAAAATGTCTCGTTGGACTAACACTCCAATGCCTACGTGGTTTGCTGATGGTATAAATACCTTATATGGAGATGCCTGTTACATCCTACGCGATGATAAGAGGGATCGTATTATATCAATGCCTCTTTATGAAAATAAGAATGCCAACTTACACCTTCCGTAATAAACACACTCTTGAGCAATTCGATGAAATAATGTCAATCTCTGCTCGAGAAGAATATCTAAAACAAAATCCCCATCTTGAATCTGTTATCACTGCGCCTTCAATAGGTGATTCGGTGAGACTGGGTCGTGGTCGTGACTCAGGTTTTAAAGATGTTTTACAAAGAATACATGAAAGGACACCAGGAAGCGACTTGAAGAAAATGAATGCAATTTAACAACTAACCGGAGAAATCATGGCTACTAAAAAAACAGCTCTGAAAATAGTTGATAATGAACACAGTGAAAGAAATATTAGATCTACAAATTCCTTGAAGATTAGAATAGATGATCTAAAAACTTTCCAACCTCTTACCGATAATCAAAAATTATTTTTTGATGCTTATAAAAGAGGAGATTATTTCGTAGCCCTTCATGGAGTTGCAGGAACTGGTAAAACATTCTGTGCACTTTATAAAGCAATTGAAGAAGTTCTAGATAAGAACAATCCCTTTAATAAAATAATCATTGTTCGTTCCGCAGTACAGTCTCGTGAAATTGGACATCTTCCTGGTGATGTCGATGAGAAAATGGAAATCTATCAACAGCCATATCGTCAGATATGTGAAACACTCTTTGGTCGAAGAGATGCATGGGATAGATTAGAAGAACAACACCATATCGAGTTTATCTCTACATCATTCATTCGTGGTATGTCATTCGATGACGCTATCATTATCGTTGATGAAATGCAAAACATGACATTCGAAGAGATCGATACTGTTATGACTCGTGTTGGTTATAGATCTAAGATTATCTGGTGTGGAGATTATCGTCAGACAGATCTTAATAAAAAGAAGAATGATGTAAGCGGTATCTTAAAATTCTTTGATATCGCATATCATATGCATGCATTTACCAAAATTGAATTTACTGTAGACGACATCGTCCGCAGTTCCTTAGTAAAGGATTACATCCTTGCTAAACTAAAGTATGAAGATAATATTGGATGATAACACATATACATCATGATATCGCTAAACTCAAGCGTATTGATTCCGACAAGGGTAGAGTCTACCAAACACCAAACGGTAAAGCCTACCCTTCCGTCACGTCCGTCACAGGATTGCACGGAAAGGAAGCAAT